GTAGATACCTATGTGGCGCTGTTTGACTGCCTGATCGACCCCGCTCCTCCCCATCGCTATCTTTCAGAGGACTATGCTTTCTGCCGTCGGTATCAACAGATGATTGCAGACCCTAGGGCTGGCTGCGATCCCGAGGATGGAATTTGGGCATCGCTTGCGGAACCACTGGCGCACGTGGGCAGCAATGTGTTCTCAGGAAACATCCTAGAACGTTACAATTTTTGATTTGATTTGCTTGATTTTTTGTACATTACGCAAAACTGCAATCCAGTATTGCGTAAAATCCCTCTAAAAAATGTATAACACTTAATAAAATGCCCTCCAAGATTATCATTGGTGTTGTCACTGAGGGTCGGTCTGATAGTGCACTTCAAGCCGCCGTGAGCATTCTGCACCTACAGACGCAGCTCATGACCACCCCCGCAGATCAGTCTTTCTGCGCGGACCTGCGCTTCTATAACACCAACAACGATGCCCTGACAGATCTTTACAAGACCAAGGATGCCGCTGGTCTTTTTGTGATTCACTGGTCCACTGGCATCCCAGGAGGGTTCGCAATGAAAGCGTTCAAGTCCAACAAGGAGGTTGTCATAGGTGTCCACCCTGATGGTGTCATTGATTGGGACCGCGTCCGCTCCAACATTACTTCTACCACCGAATCTCTGGAATTCACTGGTGTGAATTATAACGTAGACCTCGCAAGCGCCCCTGGTGCCGACGGGTATGCCAAGGTAAAGCACATCCGCATGCTCAATGTGATGTTTGTGAAGCGGTCGGTGGTTGATTCAATCGTTGCCTCCCACCCAGAGGTTGTTTCTAAGGATGGTGAACATGCCGCTTTCTGTGTCGAAGGCATTTTCGATGGCGAGTTCAAGCCGGCCCCTGAACGCTTTAGGAGTCTGTTTTCCAAGCATATGTTTGCTGACACTGTAAACGGCGTTAACAAACTCGCTCCTCAGGATTTCACAGGCGTGGTTGGTAACCGGAGTCAGCTGCGATGAATGCGTAAAAATGACTGTTTTATTTTATACTCTATTGTAAATGCGTGACATTAGCAATCTAACCCCTCAGCAAATCAGCATGCTTAACAATGCTCTCTTCGAAGAGTGGGATGCAAAGACCCAGGACATGAAGAAGAAGAGTGAGGCCGCCAACATTCAACCTGGCTCAGTGAAGCCTTCTGATGTGTCTGTGTCTTTTGGACCCGTCATGACTGAAGCACAGTTCAAGGAATACCAGAAGCGCAAGAACACTCGCATGACCGTGATGAAGGCAGAGGACCTTCAAAAGATGTTTGGCAAGAAGTAAAGTCGACGGAATCCAAGATCACTTCATGAATCTATCGGTATATTATTCAAAACTCTTCAACTTTCCCCCACATTACTGCGACATGCTTGGTGCATCGATATAAGTATCACTTGACTTGTATCGATTAATGTAAAAATAAAATATAAAATATATACATATCATAATAATGACACTGAGCAAGTACTTGACTCTGGACAATGTCCTGAAAACATGTCTTGCAATTGCCGTTGGCATCCTCCTGTATAACATCTTCTTCAAGAAGACAGAGGGGTATTACAACTACCAGAGTATCGACAAGGTAAGCAATCATGCTTATCCAATGGACTATGAGGACGATGAGTTTGCACAAGAAGATGATGATGTCATTGTGGATCCAGAGGATGAGGTAGTTGATGACGTAGAAGAGGTATTTGATGACTCTGAGGAGAGCGAGGACATTGTCGATGAGGTTGTCCTGGATGACTCGGTAGATGAGGAGATGTACGAGTATGAGGAGTCTGATGAGCCATATGACGACTCTGCAGATGCGGAAGAAGATGGCGTTGGTGAAATCCCTGATGAGATTTACGAGGAGGCAGACAGCGAGGAGGTAGAAGACGAGGGCGTTGATGCTTATAACGCATATGATTTCCTGTACGCAAGCGACGTGGAAGATGGTCTCCAGGAAAACTTCATGCTGTACGAGAACGATGTTGGCGTAGACAAAAACTACAGTTAAAGTGGTTCTTTTACAATCACGACCTTAGGTCCCTTCTTAACAAACACCGTTGACGGGTTTAGAATTATACTCATTATTCTTCTAAATTCTTCTGTCATATTTATATATATAATAAATATAAAATGTCAACAGCCAAGACTGTGAAATCTATGGCACCAATACGACCACTACCCGTTTCACAGAGTAAACCTGCGCCAGCTCCGGTACCTAAACCTGCTCCTAAACCTGCTCCTAAACCTGCACCCGCTCCTAAACCTGCACCTGCCCCGGTACCAAAACCCGCTCCTAAACCAGCACCTGCCCCGGTACCAAAACCCGCTCCTAAACCAGCACCTGCCCCGGTACCAAAACCCGCTCCTAAACCTGCACCTGCTCCGGTACCAAAACCCGCTCCTAAGCCAGCACCTGCTCCGGTACCAAAACCCGCTCCTAAGCCAGCACCTGCTCCGGTACCAAAACCCGCTCCTGCTCCGGTACCTAAACCCGCTCCCAAGCCAGCACCTGCTCCGGTACCTAAACCCGCACCTGCCCCAGTACCTAAACCCGCACCTGCCCCAGTACCTAAACCCGCACCTGCCCCAGTACCTAAACCCGCAACTGCTCCTAACCCTTCGCCCGCACCTGCTCCTAAACCCGCAACTGCCCCAGTACCTAAACCCGCAACTGCTCCTAACCCTTCGCCCGCACCTGCTCCTAAGCCTTCGCCTGCTCCTGCTCCAGTACCCACACCTGTTCCGGTCCCTAAGAAACCTGCTACCCCTTCGCAAGACGACATTGCTGTCCAGGGAACTGTAATGAAAATCGTAAGTCCCACCCAGGTTCGTATAAAGTTCACCGACCCAGATGGAGTATTCAGGACCCCTGTCATAACAAAAACCAACCATGGTCTTGTAAATGGGTCCGATGTCGTTGTCTTATTGAAATCTACCCCACCATACACGTTTGTCTCCCTGTATCAGGAAAATGCCAAGAATGAACCCAGCCCTGTAGGTCCTCAATTGCTTCCCAGTATTGAGATTAAAGGCCAGGCTCCGATGTTGCCAATAGCAGACATTCCAAATCAATTTGAACAACAGTCCAAGCTTACATATCCAATATCGCCAAGCATAGACAACAGTCCTATGGTTATCCCTGGCTATGTTAAGACTTCGTGTATAATGGAGGCCATTCAAAAGTGCAGTAAACAAGATGATGACAATACTCAGAGCAACTTTAGTTTGAGTTCTGGCACGAAGATGCCTCTTCCTCTGCCAATGGCGCCTAGAGAAACATTTACCGACTTGTTTCTGAATCAGAACTATCTGAATAAAATAGATGATAAAAATGTAAACTATGACCAAGGAATGGATTACACAATAGATTTTGAAGTAAGCACAACGCCATTTGAGCAAGCACGAATGGTTCCAGAGAATCAGCTGGGAAACGCAATACCCAGGACTCCTGATTTCAAGGTACCGCTGAATCCAATAGCTGCCGAGACAGAGCAGATAGTTCCAGATGATTATCCTAATGTCATAAAATCAAGGGCGGACACTCCTATAGTGGACATCATTGCCAAAAGTTCTATGAATGTTGGAGCTTCAGTTGTGAACTATGCAAAGGTAGCGGGGTCTTGGTTGTCTCAGTATTATTCTGGGATGGCCAAAAACGATGCAATTAGCACTGTGTTCAAGGACAATGCAAAGATGATCTCAATACTAATAGCAGTTGCCGTGGGGTCATTCATTATGAACGCTGGTGTATCTGCAATTGTTGTGGGAATTATTTTGCTGTTGGCAATGAAGAATGTCTCACAAGTTTTTTAAGTTACAACTCTACATAGGACCACGTGAAACCATGTGCGGATTCAAGTTCTCCACGAGCACATTTTCTTATAAGTGTCCCGTATTTCTCTTTGATAATCCGTGCTGCTTCTCCACATGAAACAAATGAATCAACAGGTGTTCCATCAAGTTTGTACTGATACACTTTCTTGGACTTGTGATTCTTCTCACCCGTGAGTGCTTTGCTCAGTTTTTGTTTGTGTTCATCACTCAAAGTCTTCCCGTGCATTGGATGCTTTTTTCCGGTCTTTGCTTCGCTCATTTTTTTCTTGGTTTCCTCAGTGTGAGTATTTCCATAAAAGTGATTCTTCTCACCGGTCATTGCTTCGCTCATTTTTTTCTTGATTTCCTCAGTGTGAGTATTTCCATAAAAGTGATTCTTCTCACCGGACATTGCTTCTTTTATTTTTTGCTTGTGTTCATTACTCAGAGTTTTCTCGTTTTTTGCTTTGCCTATTTTTTGTTTTGTTTCCTCAGTGTGAGTCTTTCCTATACGTGCTTTGCTTATTTTTTTCTTGGTTTCCTCGCTTAGTTTGCCACTGGAACCACCGCCTTCCTTGAGATTATACCCACCAGGAGTCAGAGTTCCCAGCAACGCCACCAACATCTCCTCGTAGAAATTAAGGTCCTCGTCCGGAACCTCATACCACTCCTTTTTCACATTTTCCCATCCGTGCTTTTGGATGGCACGCGATACTGCCACACAGTTGCTGCTTGGCAATTGATGTTCTTCTAAACGTTTATGTATGTCACGAATTGTTTGGCCGATGTAACTCTTTTCTGATGGAAAAGTGAGTTTGTAAATGAAACCCATTTTTATATGATTTTAGAAATAAATGAAGTCAGAGTGTTTAATATATCATTTTCATATCCAGGGTCAAATGACACCAACTGACATTTTTTAATAAATGTTGGAAATGTTCGACATTGTCTGCACCGCGCACATCGCCATGTTGTTCCTCAGGAACCATGCCAGCGCTGCATATCCAAGAAGTAGAGTTGATGCGCCAAAGGATGCCCATCTAAGAATTCCCTCCGTGTTCTTAGATTCCGAATTTATCGTTGGGTCCAGGGGGTTGTAGTATATACGTTTCACAGCGCCCTTTGCGGCATCCAATGTCCTCTTTGCCTGCTCGAATGAGCTGAACCTGTCAGAAACCTTGCCAGCGTATGGTTTTCCACCGACGGTGTATCCCACATTGTATATCACGTCAAAGTATGTTCTGGTTGAATACTTGCCAGACTTTACAGTCACCGCCTTTATGTCTCCACTCTCCACGGTTGCATCAGTGAGGACATACGAAGAGGTGTCGCCGGTTATCTTACTCGCAAACACACCGATGAAGAATAGCACCAGACCAAAAATGCCAGAGATCACGCTTCCTGTTATCATACGGATGTTGCAATATCTTGCTATATTGTCCATTGTACACTATGCAAACATTTCATTTTTGTCGATATAGATCTATATCGACAAAAGAGGTGCGCAGATATTTTCACTTCTTGTATATTTTGGTATAATCGGCGGTCTTCTTCTTCTTTTTCTGCTTCAGTTCTATCATCTTTTTCTTCTGAGCAGCAGTCAACTCCTTAGCAGTACGAGGAGTGTCTGTGGTTATACGTTTCTTTGGTCTACACGTGGGATAATATGTCTTTGTTCGCACCTCTCCACATGGTTTTTTTGTTTTGATGTCTATCCATTTTTCATCATACCACCGTTTCAAAGGTGCTTTTTTCTTGGGAGGAGAACTGCTTGTATACGGTGTTTCTCCGCGTTTTTTCATAGCTGCTTTATACTTCTGTACAACTTGCCCCGAAAGATATGCGGAAGGCCATCTACTTTTTGCATCTCGTTTCACCTGTGCTTTAATCCTATCATATAACTTTTGGTCTGTAGGAGTGGCCATTTATTTACATATGTTTACGATTTATTTTCAAATGACAATGTTCTTGAGGTCATCAGACCACATCTGGGTCCGAGAAGTATTTTCCAAGATAGAAAGTTCCTTCTTGAGCTTCTCAGCTTCAATGCGGAGTTTCTCTGCACGTTCTGTAGAAAGACTAGAAATAGACATATCAAGCAAGTATTTGTAAGAACCTTCGGATTTGTAGAACTTGAGAGTGCGGAGCTCGGACAAAATAACGCTCTCGGTCTTCTTAGACAGAACAAGCTCATCATTCACGATGAGAGTGATGAAACGATGCTTGTTCTCGGCAATGGCGGCCTTGTGAGAGAGATCCTTGAGGAGATAATTCTTCCGCTTGGTGTAAAACTCCCGCCGGACCTCGAACCAATCGCGGATGATGTCAAGGGGATCGGCATACTTCTTAATCTTACCTTGAGGGTCGAAAGCGTGCATGTTAGTTGTGCGAATGACCTTCTCAAGCTTCAGGATACTGAGATCGGGCTCGCCAGAATAGTCAATCTCAAATAGGACATTCTTTTCTGTGTGCTTCTCACGGAAGTCCACGATAACCTTCTTCTCGACAAGTCCCTCCAGGAAATCCTTGTAATCAGAAGTCCACGTGCCAATAGGCAGCTCAGACACAACAACAGTCTTGCCATTCACCTTGGCAACACCCTTGCATGTAAAAGTCCCGTTATCATTCTGGACAATGGACCCAGTAAATCCCTTGTACCATGGAGTCATCGGCACCATCTCCTTGCCAGAGATGAGACGCTTGACGTTGTCGACAATGACCTTGAGATTGTAAGAAGGAATGTCAGTGCTGAACCCTGTCCCAATACCATTGGCACCATTTACGAGCAAAAATGGAATAGCCGGAATATACCATTCTGGCTCAATCGAAGATCCGTCGTCCTCAAGATACTTAAGGAGGACATCATCGGCCTGATTGAACACCTGGCGCGTCACGGGCGACAACTTTGTAAAGATATACCTGGCAGATGCACTGTCCTTCCCGCCCAGTAGACGAGAACCAAACTGACCGTTGGGGAGCAGCAAGTTCATGTTGTTACTGCCCACGTAATCCTGAGCCATACCTACAATGGCACCCTGCAGACTCTGCTCACCGTGATGGTAACCAGAAATTTCGGATACATAACCAGAAAACTGAGCGACTTTAATTTCTTGAACCAGGTTCCGCTTGAATGCGGCAAAGAGGATCTTACGCTGTGATGGCTTGAGACCATCCACCACGCTGGGAATAGAACGCTCCACGTCATACCGTGAGAAAAGAATGAGCTCCTTGTCGATGAAGTCAGGGACGGGGATGTTGGTCTTCGACTGGTCCAACTGGTTTCCGGGCTGGAAGTTGAGCAGCCAGGTCTTGCGCTCGTCAGGGCGAGACTTGTTGAAAGACCGGTCGATGAGCTCGCCGGAGTCGTCGGTCCAAACAAATGTCTTCACAAGCGACTTGAGGTTCTTGAAGTACTTCTTGGCATCATCATTTGAGCTTGTTCCGAGACCCTGTGATTATTTAAGAAAAAGAGTTGTATTGGTTAGTAATGGGCTTCATATATATGCTCACATCTCCCAGTGGGAAAGACTTGCAACAGACTATCAGCGCAATTAAAAAAACACATATAGCTTATGGTTTCATATGGAAAAAACTAACCTTGTAATACTTGATGGTCCACTTGGCATAGTCTGGAGTCTTCTGCTTCCAAATCTCGTAGTCAGGAATACTATAAAAT